TAAGGTCATTTTTAGGGGGAAGAAAAGAAAAAGATAAATGTCTTTATGTTAGTACTGGCGGGTTTTCAAAAGATGCTAAATATGAAGCAGAAAGATCTCATATTCCATTAACTTTAATTGATATTGATGATTTAGCGCACATAATATCTTTGCATTATGATAATTTTTCGGTAGAAGGAAGAATGTTACTTCCCCTTAAAAAGGTTTATATCCCCGTTTTAAAAGATTAGTTATAAAATTCTTTATCAGACTTTTTGTAATCTTTTAAAGAGATTTCTTTAGGAATCCAGCCTTTCTTCCACCATTCTTTGATAACTTGCTCTACGTCATTTTTATAACAGGCATCAGCTAGGTGTCTGCCGTATTTTGAATCTAAAAATCTGCGGATGACTTCTGGAGCTAAGTTTGAAAGTTTTAAAAGAATATTGAACGCTTCTTCCCATCTTTTATCTGTTTGATCTTCGGGATATTCCATTTTTGTTGTTCCATAAAATCCCCATCCTTCGTTTTTTGTATTTAAAACCTTTGTCATTATTGTGTATCTCCTTTAGTTCTGCTTACATTGACAGTTTAGCGTGCCTTTCTCATACTTCAAGGGAAAAGTCGGAAGCAGACAGGATTTCGTATCATTAGGACACAATTGTTTTAGCCTATTATGTCCAACATTGCGACATTTCATCAGTACTTGCAAAAGGTGAATGTCTTAAACAACATATATCAGTGATTTTTTGTATTACCGGTATGGTATTTACTATTGTTTCATAACCTGACGCACTGATTATTACAGTTACATTCTGGGAATAATCAGTTATAGAACCATCATCTATTTTCATTTGCTTTACTTTAACGTCTATACTAACCTTTCCATTTGAATCTGAAGTGCCTATAACATCGCCAAAACCATTTCTTGCTGTTAACTTAGCTCCCGAAACAGGAATATTTTGCTTATTTGTTATCGTGTAGTTAAGTGAATAATATTCATTGCAGTAGCAGTCCACAAATGTAGATACAGTTCTGTTACATTTGGTAATATCAAAACCTATAGCATCATAGATATTCATTACTCGGTTTGTAATTGTGGTTAATCCGCTGTACCATTGATGGCAATAATCACCAAAATCTTTCAATACAAGACCTCTAAATGAGTAGGTTGCATTGCTGCTCACCCAATTTGTACTTGCGGCACCTGAAGAGCTTTTATGAACACAAACATCATTGGGTGTAATATTTAAAGGTGAATAATTAAATCTAAAACCGTCTCCATTACCAAATATATTAACCCTGTCTAACATAATATAACCTGACCATAAAGGTGCACACGAAATAAAACTGCATCCTATAACTTCTGATTGATTAGTAGCAGAATTACCTGCCAGATAAATATAATTCGCTTTATTAAATGTAGTTGCATACAAATATTGTCTTCCGCCCGTAATACAATAGAAATTGTATGTTTTACCCGCCACTTTAGAATTTTTGAAATTTAATAATGATATATTGCAGCCATCATACACTCCACCGCCTGTTGACTTGGAACCTAAAGTTAAATAGCCTTTGTTTGCAACATAAAAACAACCTTCCATAAGGACTATTTTTCTTGTATCAACAAAATAACAGTCGGATATGCCATCTCCAATTTCTATATTGCAGCTTATTAAGAATAAATCCTGATATTTTTGTATTAATCCTCTGCCGTCTGCAACATCCTGATTATATATATCTATAAACTTGGCCGGGCTTGCGCTGAAATAGCCATTTACTCTATAAGCATAATTGCCGCATTTAACTGTAGATGTAGAATTTTGTCCGCCTTCTGTTATGCCGGTTACATCCGTAAGCCTATATCTTATCCAGTGATCATTGCCTGGTGAAGTGGTTTTAGTAGGAGCACAATCGTATAAATAATCCCAATCATCAGGAGGATTAAAGAATATTGTATAAGTTCCGGCAGAAGCAGTAAATCCGTTTGTCGGATCAGTTACTATTAAAGGCTTCCAAGCAGAAATATAATGAGTACCAGAACCGGCACTTGTAAAATTTATCTTGTTTGTATTATTTTGGGCGTCTGTAAGAGTTGGATGAAATGAGAAAGCACCGCTACTTACAGCCCTGACATAATAGGTATTGTTACTTATAAGTCCGGCAGGCATTGTGCCGCTTGAGGTTATATCAATAATATTGCCGGTAACTAAACCATGATTTGAATAATTTACTGTACCGGTTGATATATTAAAATAAGAAGGATTTATAGACAATTTTTTAGTTGAATATTCCCAGATACCGGAGCCGGCATTTGTTCTTGAAGTACCGATCCTGACCTGTAAATCCTTCCAAAACCCTGCCCCGCCTGATGGCTGCTGTTTAACATAAGTAAAATATAAACAATCATTAAGTGTCGGATTATTAACAAAATAATCAAAAACAGCAGATGTATTCATATTTCCGCTGTAAACACCGTTAGAACGTCTTGCAACCCATCTTGGTATATCCCAGTCATTAAATGTTATTGACATTTCTTATCTCGCTTTTATTCCAAATATTTTCACAGTTGCATCTGCTATACCGCTTGCTTTTAAATGCACTGATTTACTTGAATTATTGTCAATATATGGCAAATCAAGATAAATAACCTTGTTTCCGTTTGCCGCAGTCATTATCTGTAAAGATGGAAGATTGCCCGAAATTTCGTCTAAGTCAGAATAGAGAATAAGATTCCAGTTAGTTGATGTTGTATTAACGATAATATGCTTAATTATGGCTTTGTCTGTATTCCAATTAACTTCATCAGTCAGATTAACAATGGTATTATTTATTAAACTTCCTGATAATGTGATGATTTTAGGGCAGTCAATTTCCTGTAGGCTCACAGGTGGAGTATTTTCATCTTGAAACATTAAATTTCCGCTTTCATCCGTGTAGAGAAATGCTTTATTTCTTATAATCACCTGATCATCAGAAATTAAGTCATTACAGGAGAAATTTTCACTTTGATTACCATTTTTACCGGCTTTACCATCCAATGAATCTTGCAAATTGTTTACAGCAAAGTTAACATCGTTTTTTACTGCCTTTTCATTTAATGAAATCTGCAGGTTATTCGCTATAGAATCAACATCATCTTTTGCCGCTTTTTCATCCAATAAAGCTTGTAAACTGCTTAGTGCGGAGTTAACATCCTCTTTTGCAGGATATAAATCATCGTGATTGTGAGAGGCAGGATTAAATTCAGAAGGCTTATTCTCAATATTATTCCACTCAACAGATTTAGCCTCTTTTGCAAGGTCAATTACTCCATCATTGTCAGGATCATAGACTTTTTGTGTTAAAAAATATTTCGAATGGTTAAATCCGTTTATTTCAACCGTTATAGCTTCTTTTTTAACTATTTCAAAATATATTTCCTGCATTATTGCCTCACAGGAGTAATTGTGGGAGTAATAATCAATTCACCCATCTGCCTTGCACCTTTAGGGAATACTGTATGAACCTGCCCATCAGGTAAAGCAAGCTGAATATCAAACAAATACTTGCCTGTCCGGCAATTAGTATCTTCTTTGGCTAAATCAATTGTTGTTAGGCCATTTACAGGATCAAGATGATTTATGATTAATTTTGAGATAAGGGGAATTTTATCTTTCAGTTCTTTTTTAGCAGTAAAATATATTGTTGAACCTGTAATATCAATATTAAATTTCAGGTCAAAGCTTGCAGTATTACCCTGCTTAATGAATATACCGTTATTAATGAGTTCAAAAGACATGAAATTCCCCTTATCAAAAGTTATTTACTCCAATTCCAGGACTTAATCTCGAAATTGGCTCTTGGCTCTGTATCAACGTGAACAAAGTGTTTCACATCGTACCTGATTACTGTATTAAATAATTTTGAGTTAATCGCTTCCTGATAAAGAGTCTTGTAATCAAGATCAGGACTTGTTAAATCGAATGCATCAGACTTTTTAGTGTCGCATTCGTGCCTTGAAGTGACAAGTACTCCATTTCTGATTTCATCAACTCCGCCTTCAGCCTTGTTATGTTTTCTGCATCTACATCCTGACTGAATAGATAATCTAATGTTCTTTTTATACTTGTTATTAAGCATATACCTGAAAGCTTGAAGATTAATTATGGCTTTATCGCTGATATTTACTTTTCCACAGCATTTGCATTTGATCTCATTTTCCGAAAAGTTCTCAATATTTGCTTTTAGCATTTTTGCCTCCTGTTAATTAAACGCATTCTCTAAATTTGCCTTTATCTCATTAAGTTCGTCTTCAGTAATTGCAGATTGTACCTGCCTTCTTAACTGCTTTTTAACTATTTCAAAAAGGTTCCAGAATTTTTCCGACTCTTCTTCAAGAACCAGTTCAGCCTGTTCAATTGTTACATCGTGACCGCTATTAAAATGATCCTCGAGATTTATTGAGGTTAAATCCTTACTTTTAGCTCTTTTTATACCACCTTCAAGTAGTGCAATGTCCTGCGGAGTAAAGTCCATAGTAATTTCAAGACTGTTCTTAAACCCCTGCGCAATCCTCTCATCGAATTTATCTGATATAAGCTGGATAATAGCTTCTTTTTCCTTATCAATATTAAACACCCATTCGCCGTTAATATATTCGTGTTTTTCTGAGGGCGGATCAGGAATAGCATTCAGCTGCTCCATTGCAGGTTCAGGAATGTCTGCAATATCCCATCTGGTAATAATTAAGCCTTGGCCATCTCCTTCATCAACAAGCAGAACTTCACCCGATGCATCTGCCGTAAAATTCACTTTTCTGCCTACATACAATTCAATTCTTTGAAATATATTCATATAATTATTTCCTAATATAACCGTATAAGTACATTAATGCCCCAGCCGCCATCACCGCTGCAATTGGCTTGCCAGTAATTCCCTGCATTTACAGGAGCCCAGGCATTCAATCTGTTAGCATCAAATCCTCCGTAACCGGCAATATAGGTCATAGCTCCTGCACTTGCGCCTGTATAAATATTGCCAAATGCATCATTATTGCTGCCGTTACCGCCATAACAAATTACGTTGCAGTTAAATTTAGCTTTATATATACCACCTGGGCTCCAGGCTGTTGAAGTATCAAGTATATACTGTGCCGGTGGCTGGTTTATCATCGTATTTCTGACAGCAGTCACAGCAGTTGCATTTGTGTCTGCTTCAGCTGTGAATATATATGCGTTTGTATCTATATTCCAGGAATTATTAGTGTATTTATACCAACACATTGCTCCATAATCAAAATACAACTGACCGTTAGCAGGAGATGTAGGTCTAAGGGCTGTGCCTATTCCATATATAGGTTTGATAGTTGTGGAATTATAACTTATTGCTCCGGTACCTGTATTTACAGATATATAGAGATAATTTGTCGAATTTGGTGTTAAGCCACTAAATACCTGATTGCTTATGATTTGCTTTATAATATTAAAAATATTTCCTTGATAATAACCGCAAGCGGCACAAAATTTAAATGGATTGGCTGATGATGCTGTCAAATTTACCGATAATCCGGTTCCTGCAGAACAGGCATTATTCAAGTTATCAGATCCTAATGATGCTGATAAAATTTTCTGGCTGTCAGTTAAAGAGCTGTGATTGCCTTCGTGAAATACTTTGTTATTTCCGATAAGCAAGTCTCCATTGTAATAAAATTTAAGGCTTGCAGCATTTGTGGCACTACTTGGAACATTTATTTCTACATATTCACCATTTGCAGGTGTCCATCTGTGAGAAAGCATATTGTAAGTTGTCCATCCGAGACTTTTACCTATTGTTATTTGACCGGCAGCACCGGGATTATAGCCAAAATCAGGAAAATCCAGGCTATTTGTCATAGTATCACCGGATTTTTTTACATAATTTTGGTCAACAAATGTTCTGGTTGCTACAATTGCTGAAGGATCAACAGTCAGATTAAAAGCGGACGTATTTGTTACCGTAAGATATTCTTTTACATAAAGATCAATCACAGCACCGCTTGTAGAATTGATTTTATCGATAAACGGGTATTTTTTAACAGCTATCATTACTCCGGTATTATCAAATATGCCCATCTCTCTTATCTGATAGCCGTTATCTGCAGCCGGGATAAAACCTTCAATAATAATTCTGTTGGAATTTTGGGTATCTACACTTTTATTATTAATATTTATCCTTTTAACTTCATGTAGCAGGCTTGTTTGAGAAGTTGTCGGTTCATAATACGAACCGTTACTGTCTCCAAACGCTATTTGTGTCAGATTTATTTGTGTACTGTGAGCTATAGCATCAGCGATCCTTGACTGACCTGCATCAGTTAAAATTAATGTATACTCCACTAAGCCCCTCCTGTTATATATAATCCAACTACTGAACAACCGCCAATTACAGGAATGTTACTAATTGCCGGAAGATCAAGCTCAAGATTTTCAAGAACAGAGCGTACATTTTTGTATTCGTCAACGTATTCGTATATTTTGGAACTTAAATTATCCTGATATGAGTAACTTGCAGAACTCAGCTTTAGTTTGAAATGATACGGTGCTCCTTCATAATCAAACCATTCTTTTAGCTCTACTATAAATCCGAGAGATTCCAGTGCTTTTACAATACTGTACTTTGTTCCCTTGTATTTGTGGTTTTTTATGGCATCCTTGATAAGCTTTCTTTTCTCAAAATCAGTTGAAACCATATTCCAGCCTTCATTGCCAAGTATATGAAACTGTTCTGCAAGGTGAACAAGGGCAGATTGGTTTACATTGTCTATTAAATAGATAAGCAGTGGAGTAATATCTATTGTGCCAAGCCTGTTTATAAGTTCATTAAAAGCCAGCGTTGAATTATCTTTTATTCCATCCGGTATTAATCTTTGATTAACCATTAACCACTCCTGAAATTGTTACTATTCTTGAAATACAATTAGCCCACTCATTTTTTACAAGCGATCTGTAGGAAGGATTTATCAAATTTGCGTTGTAAACCCCGGTGACAGAGAGAATTATTGATATAATCTGTGCAGGAACTATTCCTTTACCAAGTTTTGATTTCATATCAGAAATATATGAATCGAGTTTGCTTTCTATTTCTACTTTAACGGTAATTTGATCAGCATAATCAAAAACAGTAACTTCCGTATTTATAGCAAAATCAACTTTAATGGGTGCTTCAACAATCACATTGTCCGTAAGCGGCCTTTTCATATCGTCATTCAAAATTGCACTAACCGCATTAATTATGGGATCCTGAGGATTTCCATCTTTTGTTAACGGATAGACCTTGACAACACCAGCACTTGGACTTAAAACAGCAACGTCAATAATATCAGGATGAGCAGATTTTGCCAGGAATTCATATGCTCCTTTTGACCCTGCATTTGAAAATTGTTCGGGGGCCTGTTTTATTCTTTCCCTGTAAGAATCATCCGACTCTTCTTCAGCTCCGCCTGAAGTTGTTTCAATATTGGAAAAACTATCTATATAATCAGAAATATTTGAGACAGGATTATTAATCTCACCCGGTAAATAACCGTTTCCTATTTCTCCGGAGGCTTCACACCGCATGGGAATATCGACATAAAGCTGTCCTGCCGGGATAATTGCATTATCTAAAGTAGAAAAAATAACTTTTCCATCTTTTGATTCAATTTGAGATCCTTCAGGGATGTCAACATTAAAAGTTCTGGTTTCGTTCATCGCAAATCTTATAACTGTTTTTGCATATTGAGGCTCTAATCTTGTTACTCCAACAAGTTCTCCAAGATAATCAAGCATTGGATAGGTTGCAAAGTTAACAAGATTTTGTTTTGCAGCTTCCTGAATAGCGATTCTTAAAAGATTTTCCCTGTAAACTCCAACATCTATAAGGATTCTTTCAACCTGTGCCGGTTGAAGTGTCTTGCCTGTCTTTTGTTCATACAGGGCAATCCATTCCTGAGTTATTTTATTAACATCTCTTTCTATGAAGCTTGGTTCAGGCAGCGTCATACCGTCACCTCCAGAATTCCCTGAATATCTGTTCCTGTAACTTGCCTGTCTATTTGAAGTTTTATCTGGGATTCATTTATTTCTGCAGTGATGGCATTAATTTGTACTCTTGGCTCCCAGAGTGCTATTGCATCAAAAGATTCCCTGATAATATTTGGAATAGCTTCATTAACCGGATAATCAATATATTGCCAAATATCAGAACCAAATTCGGGTCTGTGAGGATCAGAGCCTTTCCTTGTCATCAGGATAATTTTTATACATTGGTCAATATCATCAATTCCTTCAACAATACTACCGATTTCATTGAGTTTAAACTGCCAGTCTACAGATTTTATTTCATTTAGTGTTGTCATAAAAGCCTCTGATTTGGAGCTTTGGTTACTGTATCAGTTTCATTATGGTCGTGAGAGTTAAATAACTCGGCTACATTAATTCCGTTTAAAATAAATTTGCCGTTTAAATTGAAGTTTTTTACATTGATAGTCAAGTTTCCTACTGTTTTATCAACTTCAACACTTGTACCATCTGAAAATTTGGCGATAATCTTATCTTTTGAAGAAATCGGACAGGTATCAGCATCTGAGTAAATGCTGCCCAGAATTACCCCATCTTCAAGATTTTCATCCATAAGACAAACGACTTGTTCGCCGATATCAGGCAATATGTAGAATTTATCCTTTAAAGTTTTGGCCTGCAAAACAGGAAGCCAGTATGAAGAAGTTCCGTCATTATCTTGAAACTGAACTCTTGCCTGAGCTTTATTTTCATCAATATTTGTCACAATCCCAAACTTCAGCATTTTTCTATTTCCAGCTCCGTTCTATATCCTGATATTCTGTCTATTGAGTGCTTTGCCTGAGTAATATGATATTTTCCGCTGAGGTGATAAAGACCTTTTAATTCAATGTTTAATCCTGCAACAAGATGAGGATTTCCCATTACTGATATATTTCCTTCAATAGGAGAGTTTTTATTCATTCTTGCCTGAGCTTTTAAGATTGCCTGCTCTTTATTTTCACAGCGTTTGTTAATTTTTAGGGAATCAGCCTTGCTTGAATTGCCTTTTATTGTTGAGGTTATAAGTTTTTTACTCTTGGGGTCGTGGTAAGTTACTTCGCAGGATTTATACTGATCCTGTGTTTTATCTTTTATATTGAATGAAATCAGATCCTGCCTGTACAAAATTAATGCAGGATTTGAGCTTCTCAGCTTTGCAGTTTCATAAAATGTAAGTTTGTTATCAGAAATTTTGAAGATATATCCATATTCTTCAGCGAGATTTTTAAGGAATTCAAGATCACGCTTTTTGTTCTGTGTGATTCTTTTGATTTTTACATCTTTGATACCGCCTATAAGAGTTAGATTGTGCTTATTTGCTATTTCCTGAGCTATTTGCTTCAGGGTTTTATTCTCATATGCAACGCTATTATACTGTCTTAAGGCCTTTTTAATGTTTGCTGCAAGTGCTTTTAAAGTTATAGTGTCAGGAGGTGCGGAAAATTCCAGCTCATCAATTTCAAAACTCCCGCAGTTTAAGAGTTTCTCTTCCTCATAACCTATATTTAACTTTAAGTTATCACCTTTGCTTGGATACCAGCTTGATTTCCAGAGATTATCCTTGTCCTCAATCTGGATTTCAACTTCATCGCTTTGCCCATGTTCAAAATCGGTATAGGAAACTGACAGCACATTTGATGAAATATATGCTGTAATGTCTTTATTTTCATATTCGACTTTAAATATCGGCTTTAGCATTAGTTTTCCTTTTATTCACGCCATGGAGGAAGAGTAAATTCTATTTCGTCAGTTTCCTCTCTCACTGGTATTTTCAGTTTTAATCCTGACGGCAAAATTGGTGTTATTGGTATGTCCGGATTAGCTGTAATTAGTGATTCATAAAGAGTTGAATCTGAGTAAAACTCATAAGCAATTAAGTCCCAGCGATCTCCTTCTTTTGTGATATATTCGTAATATTCACTCACGATTGCCTCACAATCTGTTTCGGTGTTTTACTAGATTTATTTGCAGTCTTAATTGTCTGTTTCTTTTTGGTATATTGTTTTTTAGCTTTCTTTTTTACTTTTGCATTGCTATTATTCCATTCTTTCAGCTTTATTTCAGACTCTATTGATATCAGGTTTCCCAGTTTATCGCTTTGCTGGGTGGTTGAAGTAATTTCTAAAATGACAAATTTCCCGATATATTTACCGTTACCGAGGATAAAAGGCAGTTCTTCATGTTTTTTAGATGTGTTTTTCAATTTTTTAAGCTCATTTTCAGGTGTACAAAAAGAAGAGTGAAAATTTAGCTTTATATTAAGTTCATCCAGTTCATCACCTATAAATTGAAGTTTTGGCTTGCTTTCAATAGTTTGATGTTCAGCATAGTTGTGCTTTTGACTATCATCCAAGCCGTTAAAATAGGTTATGAGATCAAATTTTATACTTCCTAACTGTGCAAACATTTTTCCTTATTGTCCTAAACTGTTCCGGTGTCAGTAAACTTTTTGTTTAATAGGCAAGCCTCATATTCCTGTCCCGGGCATTTTTAACGATTCTTTCAATCTCTGAAGAATGCTGCCTTAGCATTTGAGCAAAGTCTTCTTTAGCTTGCGGGCTTGCCCCGTTTATTGAAATATTGGGGTTATAGTGAATAGTTACGGATCCTCCCGGAAGTTGCTGCCTTGCCATAGAAATTGGCTTTGGCTTAAAAGATAAAGCTTTATTCATGGCAGCAAATAATGGAGCTGGCTTTATTGTTGCGGCTATTGTTTCAATAAGTTTCATCTTATGCAGGTCTTTCAAGGGACCGGTCTTGGCAGGAGAATGCGGCAGATGATCCCTGATAATCTGTGCGTGTTTACTAATTGCCTTCTGAGTATTGGCAGTTTTAGAGAGCATTCCAAGAGAAAGAAAATCAGCAACTTTTGCTCCAAGCAGGAACATTTTCTTGATTAAATCAGTAATTTTAAGAATTATCTGAGCTAAAACCTTGCCAAACTTAACGCCCATTTTCTCAGCAGCTCCGCCTGTATCATTAACAGGCTGAATCAGTTTTTTAAACCAACTCCAAACCGCTTTTAATGGTGCAAGTATTGGAGATAAAGCCTGAGCAAGAGAATTAAAAGCAGGCTGCAAAGGCGCAAGTCCTTCTTTTAAACCTTTGAATACTCCTTTAAAAAATCCTGTTATCGGTTTCCAGTATTTATAGATAAGAAAAGCGGCAGCACCGATTGCAAGTGCAATCCAGCCAATGGGAGAAGTTAAAAGAGTAAG